GGCAGTTGAGGGCTGTATAAAAAATCGTTTATTGCTTTTTCCCTATTTTGTTTTGCGTTCGCCAATTTCTTATTGCGATACGTTGCGCCTCGAGCGCTGTTGCATGGCTTACATGCTGCGACGTATCCGTCTTCTATTGTTCCGCCTTTGTCTGATTCGACTAGGTGATCTAACTCTGTTGCTGTGTTGCGTTTGCACCAATGACACAATGGTTGGTCGCGCAGTAGTTCGGCGCGTGCTTGTTTGTAGATCGCTGTGTCGTGTTCGGTTAGTTTGCGTGTCATGCTCGCGCGCTTCGCTTGCGCTGACGCGGCGCTTGCGCGCCTTGTCCTCGGTAGTTGTATGTCATGCGTGTTGTCGGGTTCATGTTTGTGCTTTCTTTGTTTGTTAACTGTATGTCATTTGCAGGTCAAGAGATGTGTGAATGCTCCACCCTCTGGATTGCCCATCCCAGATCCCTATTGCATTACTTCATCAGTCTGTTTACTGATCGCCCAATCGCATTGCCCAAAGCATTTCGTCTTGCATGATTCGAGGCGCGACCGTCTACCCACGCTTTCCGTGTGTTACCCGATCACCTTGCGACGGTGTAGGTCGTGCTACTAGCCGATTGTTACTGTCTGGGATTGCTGAGAGTGTAGAGAATGTACTCCATGTCACTTGGCTTCCAGACTGCTGCATGACAGCCCGCCAACTCACATGCGTTAAGCCAAATCTTTTGTCCAGGCGTCAACTTGCCCTTCTCTGCTTTTAACTCAATTACCAATGGCCGACCGCCTTGGAATGGGTGCACCATGAACAGATCAGGGAATCCCGCGTCGCCTTGCACGTTGGTCATCCAGCGTCCTCGAGTGTTCTGTGCCGGCAGATCGTGATGCACTAACCAGCCGTAACGCTTGGCGACGCTAATTACCATGTCCTTAAAGTCGGCTTCGCTGATCTTTGGGTCTAACTTCACTACAGCGATGCCATCCAAATCTTGTCTGCAAGGTGATTGATTGCCCATCTAATCTTTTGCTCGGCTTCATTCTGCTCTTTAGTTATTTGTGGGTAGAGGGCTTGTAACCGTTCTATCGCGCTAATCATTTCTTCTAATGTCATTTTTTCTCCTGCCACATGATTACTAAAATCGTTCCCCATATACCGATAACAATGCCAATGATGTTGAATGCCACGTAACTCATTTCAGGCGCTCAATGATTTTGGATGCTTCATGCGATTTCAACAGCTCTAAGACCGCGCTGTCGTCGTTTAGTTCGCGATGTATGAACTCCAACAATCCCAGATCATCCATGTTGGCGTCTTTGGCCAGTTTCTTGATGTAACCAATTTGCTTTGGCGTGGCAAATGCACCAGAGGGTATGTGCACAGGGTTCTGCCGTGTATCGGTTGGCGTGCTTAGGCGCTCAACCTTTTGCATTTCGTTTCGTGACGGCCTAGGGCCACTCGCAGGTGCTTGAAGTGGGCAGTTGGCAATAGCGCGACCAATAGCGCTCGTTTCACAGTTCTCCACAAATGATGTGGCATTGACGCCACGATCGCTTTTAATTTCTTCCGCATAGCCCGTAGCAACTGGCACCTTGTCGTCCTTGTCGGCGTACAGTTCGCAATAGAACACGCAAGCGTCACCTGTGTAGTTCATCATGCACGTGTACACGCGCCCGTTCGGATATGCAGCCCACCAGCGAACAAGGCGTTGCTCGACTGTCTCGTAGTTGCTTAGATCAAAGCCCATTAGATGCCTGCCCAGACGCTTAGACGTTGTGCATGATCATGTGCGCCACCGCGCTGGGCGTATGCCAGTTCGCCTGTGTTGCGGATAATGCCACGACGCGCAGCTGCATTCAGCCGTCCAGCAATGCCCTTGGTGACAGGGAACTGATCGCCCAGATGCTTCCAAATGTCGTCAGATGTGAAAAAGCCTTTAGTGCGCGCAACGTGCAAAATCGCAGCGTCAACTTGGTTCTGTTCAGGTTTTGTCCAACGCGCATCAGCTGATGATTGCGATGCCAACATGCCCTCAATGAATGGGGCGTTTTTTCGTGCCGGTACACGGCCATCACAGACGAAATGTGTTTTGCCTGTTATCTCTGGGTAGGCGATGGTTTCTTTGCAGATCGTGCAGGTTTTCATTGTCGGAATCTCCTTGTCGGTTAGGAATGTGCTTGTAATGCTTTGATTGCTAAATCGAGTGTAGTCACATCATGTAATGGCATCGGGTCTTCTAATGACAACGAGTTCTTCATGCCTTTAAGACGCTGAATAATGCTTGCGTGCGGATTAGTGCTTATGTCTGCAATTTCGTTAATCAAATTAAAGATTGCCATGTCGTGTCTTGTTGTCATCATTTGCTCCATTACCATTCGTCGGGTTTCTTCTGATAGTTCGCCTTGATTCCATGCAACACCTTCGCTCATTTGACACTCCATGGCCCCCAGCCGAACCCGTAGCGCTCGACTCCGTAGTTGTATATTTCTAAACCTGCAAGCAAGTTAGTTTGAGCCTGTAACAGATCTGACGATTGAGTAATGATGCCTTTATTAATAAGCCATTTTGTCCATGACCGACCGTTGATCTGCAACAGACCCCAGTCTTGTGATTTGTCACGGTTGAGTGTCTTATTATGAGCATTTGGTCGGCAGCCGCTTTCGCGTGCCATCACAGATTCAAGCACGGTGCGCTGATCGGCAGGCCAACCGAGGTTGATGGCAAGCGCGCTAAATTGCTCACATGCCGACGTGTATGGGTCAATGTAGATCGTTGAGCTGGTAGTTGTGGTTGGCTCAATTAGGTATGGCTCAACGCTTATAGGCGCTAACGGTATGACGCTAGATAGGTCGCTAGACGCGCTAGGAGCCCCTGTGAGCGCCGTAAAGCCAAAAACCGTACAAAGCACTAGCCCTATGATTTTTTCTGCAAAATAGTTCATCGTTTCTCCAAAGGTATGGGCATGCCCCAGGTTGAGGTTGCCGATCTGAATGCAATTTGTCCTAGTAGGAACTTGCCCGACTCTGGGCTGGTAAAGATCTGTACCAAGATTTCTTGGCCGTTGTCCATCACTCCTGTATAGACGCTGTAATCAACGATCTGCGGTTCAGTCATTGCCTGTCCTTTTGTCGGTACTCCGACCCTAGAACATAGATCAAGCCTTAGGTGGGATTTCCCCGAACACCTTTAAGAATGCGGCTTTGACGAAGATCACCGAGTCCGCTGCCTGCGGTGAAATCTCAATGTGGAACCAGTCTCCGCCTGGTGCACCGCTGACTGTTGGCTTGCTGTATTTGCTCCATGCTTGACGATCGCAACGCCATGCTCGACCGTGCGGTGCAGGGAAATAATCAATCACCATCTGGATTCCTAACTCATTGGCGTTCGCGCACAACTTTTCTACAAACGGCAAAGCAGACTTGCGTGACGCTTGTGGATGACGCGCACTTCCTCGATACGACATGTCCACCGCGCGACCAGTTGCATGCACCGACAAACTGCCTGGCTTGCCTTTCATGTCGCGTTGACCGTAAGACCCGTTGTTCCAGAGCGCGCCACCAGAGTGATGTATCAACTGTTTAATAAACTCGTTCATGCCGGCACGTGGGCCTGCTGCTGGGCCGTCAGCGTTACCGATGTAGTCACGTGCACCTGGCACGCCAGCCTTAGCCTTTGCTACTGCCACGACCAAACTTCATGTCTTTAGGGTTAAAGTAGCGCAACGCTGTTGGGCAGACCGCGCCGATCGCAGCTGCTAACAATGCGCCTGGGTCGGTGTTGCCTGTTACTGCTAGCGCGACTACTGCAGCGAGCATTGAGCGCCCGTAACTGGCGAGCATGGCTTTGTCTTTATCCTTCAACATCTTTAACTCCTTCTTTTGATTTAGATTTTAGACCATTCGAGGCAACTAAACCTGACAATGTGCCAGTCATAAACACCGTCAAGGTTGATAGCAGGTCTATGAATGCGGAGTCGTTAGGGCTCTGGTGTCCGATCGGCTGTGTAACAAACATGAGCGCGTAGACAAATCCAAGCACGGTAATGGCAAACACGCTGGCAAGGATAATTCCGACAACAACGATTAGTCGAGCGTGAAGCTCCTCGGGTTTAAGGCGTGGTCTCATAAATTAAATCCCGTGTGCACGTTCCAGATGGATTGCATATCGGTGGTTCGCATTCTGGCTTTTGCCAGTTGGCTGGGTCTTGGCATGGGTAGCGATATGAACCGTCATAACCGCATCCCGCGCAACCCCACAAGACGACTGCAATTAGTGCGCCGTAGCCAATTAGGTAACGCCAGCGCATTAACTTAAAAAGGCGGCTACTTCGTCGGCAGTTAGTCCAAGTTTTTCAAGGGCACTTACGCGCAATGCGGCTTTGTTTGCTAGTTCTTGTTCTTTGTTTGCCATTTCGGTTTGGTAGTCCTCAACGAGTTTTATTTCGTCTGCGGTCATTTCCTCTATTTGGTCATTTACTTGTTTTTGCATTATCTTGCCAATCCATAAACGCTAATGTTTCCGCTAGTAATTGTTCCCGTTGCTGGGGTAAGTGTAAAACCTGTAAATGATGTGTCGCTATTTTGGTAGCCGCCAACTGTTCCTGCATAACCTGACGCTGACAAATAAGTAACAAAACCGTTTAGTACTGTTCGTTTTGTTGCAAATGGGTTTGTAACAATAAGTGACCCGCCATTTAGGTTTGTGGCAGGGTCAGAAATTGCAAACGCATATTGAAAACTTGTTGTATTAGAAAAGTTGCCGCCGCCAGTAAAAGCACCGCTTGAATATAAAGAAGTAGTCAATGACCCGTAATAACCCGTAGCGGTGCTTCCCAATGTAAGCGCAAGCCAAGCACCTGTTCCTGAAGTTTGCACATTGCTAACAGAAATTTGATACTGCTCATATGTTGCAGAAAATACATCAGTAACAGCAACAGAACCAACACCGGGCGTAATTGTTTGCGACTTGATTAAAGTTAAACCGCCAGCGCCAAAAGTTACCCACGCGCTACCTGTATAGGTTTGATAACTTGAAGTTGCTTCGATGTAGCACGTCTGGCCTTGTGCCAAAACCTTTTCGCCGCTTCCCGAAAATGCCGCATCGCGCGTCACGGTGGTCGCGAAGACCGGGATACCCGTGTTCACTTGGGTCATTTGTGCAGCGGTAAGTACCTGGCCTGCGGTAAATGCTGGTACAGCGGTTTGTGCGTTGGCTCCCATAAGTGCTCCTATCCTAAGACATTTTCGGCGTCAAGTACGCCATAGATCAGATCATCCAAAATTAACTCGTACACGATCGTGGTTGGCGCGGTGCTGTACAGGACGCTGTGGCCTGTGCTGAAATCCAGCCGATGCTCGATGCCCTCAACTGACAGCTCTTGAGCCAACTGGGTTGTGCCAGTACCGCTAGGGAACGACTTTTCTACGCTGATCGTGTCACCAATATCAACTGTTGCCAACGTGTCTTTTTGGGCTGTGGTCAGCATCAGGAACTTGGTTGCCACGGATGTGTAGCGCGCTTCAGGTTCTGGGTTAAGCAGGTAGGACGCCGCGGTGTCAATTTCTCCCTGCACGTGCAGCAGGCTGTTTGTAATGCTTGATGTCTGAATGAAATATGTGGCAATAGAACCTGCATCGGTAGCGGTAGCGGTTTTGCCGTCTAGCCCTGTTACGACCGCTCGGTTAATCACCGAGTCAGCCTCAAAACTGATGCCAACCCCGTCATACTTAAAGTTGGTTCCGTCATCATGGAAGTCAGCGACTGGCGCGCTTAACGTATTCCCGATGCGCTCTTGGAAAGTAAGCACCCCAGCGCGTGACATAAACACACGCCCAAACTCGGCGGTCTCATTGATTTGACTGATGTATTGCAGGACGTTCGTTCCTGCCGGCACGGTGTAGTTGCTGTCGTGGCCAAGGTTGACGGTGCCTGTGGCAATGCTTCGAGCGCCTGCTGGGAAGTCAACCTCTGGCAGGTCTAGGACTGTTTCTATGCGTTCGCCTGATGTCTCTGGGGTGACGTTTAGTTCGTCTAGGAATGTTTGTGCGAGTAGGTAAAACTGGTCAGCGCAATACACGGTCACGGTGTCCAGACCGCCGAGCGCGAAGTTGTAGTCGTAATTGACGACATAACCGCTGAACAATGATTCGGGCACATTAGTTGAACTGTAACGGATTAGTCGGACTTCGCGCAATGGGGCAAGACCTGGCTTGGCTTGTGGGGTGTCGTAGTACGGACTGTTTTGGTCAAACGGGTTGAATATGCCGTCTACGTCTTGAATGGTAAATGTCATTGTGCCAGCGCTGAACTGATCGCCCACGTCACGGCGACCGCGCCGCACGTTGATGCTGACAGTCGAGTCCATTACATTGGCAAACTCGGTCGTACCGTCCAACACATACTCGGTATTGTTCAATACTCCCTTTACAGCGTCATTAAGAACAAAAGCGTCAACCTGAAAACCTGTGGCAATCTGCAGGTCATAGTTGCCTGAATCAACAACCGCCACGCCCGGCATCACGCCACCTGTAACTGCAACGGCCCAGCGCTTCGCGAATAGGCGCGCAAAGCGTTAACGACCGACTCACCGATCTCCGCGCTAGTAGCAAGTCCGCCCGTGACGTTAATGGTCACTCCCCCGCCAGTATTCAAGCGATCTAATGGCACTACGGCTTCTGGGCCTGCTTCGCCGATCAGGGCAAGAGTAGGGGAGCTGACAATGCCACCCTCAGCCATGCGCGGTAGGTTCATGCGACTTGCTGCTTGTGTAGCCGAGTTGCCACCAATGCTTGGCAAGTTGACGTGAGCAATGGTGTTGATGTCTGGCGCAATTGGAATGGCGTTGTAGGCGCGAATGATGCCGTTAACCATCATGATTGCACCGTTGACAACAGACTCGAATGCGCCGAGGATGCCGTTAATGATTGCGTTTACGCCAGTTTTAAACCAGTCAAACTTGTTGTATGCAACGACTAGCGCGGCGACCAGTAGCGCGACGCCTGCAGCAATCAGAGCAAACGGGTTGAGCGCCATGGCAATGTTTGTGGCGACGATCGCAGCTGCGACTAAACCGATTGCGGCAGCGATAGCCAAAAATGCTTGAGGGTTATCTTGAGCCCATGCAGCGAACTTGTTGAGCACAGGCAAGACGGCTTCGAGCACGGGCAACAGCGCTGCACCGATTGACTCTTTGGTTTCGCCTATTGAGTTTTTAAGAATCTTCATTTTGCCTGCAGCGGTTTCGGCGCTGGTTGCTGTAGCACCGCCAAAGGTTCCACCGAGCACGTCCATGACTTCGTTCAGGCTTGCGCCTTCCTTGATCATGGTTGACATCTCTGGGCTTAGTGATCGGAGCGCCTTAAAGTTGCCCTGGTATGCCTTGGCGAGCGCGTCAGCAACGCTGGCAGAATCCATGCCGGTGGCCGTGCTGATATCCATGACGAGGTTCATGTCGTTCATGGCAATGCCAACATCTTTTGTACCGCGGACTAAAGCCTCCAGCGCTTTTCTGTAATCACTATCCGCCACTCCAGACGCACGACTCATAGCCGATATTTGTTTTTCTACTTGCGCGGTCTGTGCGGCGCCAGCGCCAGTCACATTTTGTAAAGTAAGCGCTAACGCGGCCTGTTCTTGCTGGTCTTCCATCGCGGCGCGCGTGGCATCACCAAGTGCAATAGCCAATCCGCCGAGCGCGGCAGCTGCAGGAATCGCCGCCTTCTCGGGATGTTGATTGCCATTATGCAGTCTCTCTGTTCGCTTCGCTCATGACGCGCTTAACCAATTGCTCCATCTCGGACATGACATCGTTTTGGCGTTGCTCGTACGCTTTCCACATTACTCGCGAGCGACTGCCATAACGTGCAGTTAGCGCGCGACCTAGTGGCCCTTCCATTGACGTGTCAAACATGGTGCCAGTTGCGCCCTGCCATTGGATAAGAAACGTGCCGACATTTGACTTGTTTCCGCCGTATTCCTTGATGTTTCGCGTGTTGATCTTGGCAGCGATCTTTTGTTTCATGCCTGGTATCCACGGCAACATCTTGAACCCTGATCTAGTGCTCCAATTGCGCGCCATACCAGATAGCGGGACATTTGAGGGCACAAGTTTGTTTGCGTCGTCAATAACAGGCTGAACAATCTTCTTGTAATCCTTGGTGATTTCACGGCGCAAAGATTTGTCGATTTTGTTGAGGGTCTTTAAGGCTTCTTTAAGCCCGACGACCTCAATCTTTGTTGACACTTGGTTCACGTCATCTCCGTTTTTTGTTTGCCTCGTTAAGCACTTTAATGACCGTGGTTAAGTCCCGTGAGTCAAACGCAATGTCGCTAGGCCACCAACCGACCGCGACTAGTACCTCTGCTAGTTGGCGGCGGTAGGTGCCGCGTCCGTAGGGTTTGGGTCTGTCTCGTCCAGTACCGGCAGGATGTCGATGTCAGGGTTTTTGCTTAACCATTCGCGCCAGTTGTCACCAACTTGCTCGCCTTTGATTTTAAGAATTGTGTGCATCCAGCAGGCGTAATCCGAGTACAACGGGTTTGCAGAGAGCTGTTGAATGTTGCGACGTTCAAGCCGTTCCCATTCAGTAACCACAAACAGGTTTGTGTAGTAATACTCGGGTGCGCTGTCGGCCGTGCGCTTCAATTGCAACTTAATTTTCATTGTTCTCCTATGTCGGCTTGGAGCCGTTGATTATGCGGTTGTGTCAACCGAGTACGTGCCCCCTTGGAGCTCGATCTCGTAAACACTAAGCTCACCCAAGGACGCGTTGATCACAGGTAGGCTAGAAAAATAGGTATCCGTCAAAATAAAGCCTGGATTAGTTGCCGAATCAGCAGCGCTACTTGGGTTTACTTTGACGGTGCACTTGGTGCCAAGCAACGGTGCAAGAACCGCGTACGACTCTGACGATGCATAACTGGCATAAACCGTCAATGTCAAACTATTCGAGAACAACCCTGCCGTCATGGTGCGGGATGTCTGGCCGAATGCGGTATCTTCAAGAGCTTCCGCGGTGACCGTCAACGTTGCTGCGCTGACCTGATCGGTGATGTCAACAATGGTGCCAATTGCGGTGCCAATTTTGACTGTTGGGTTCGAGAGGTAAGTTGATGCTGGCATGTTTGCTCCTTAAGTTCTGTTCTGATAGTAGATGATTTGTATTCGGTAGTAGTGGATTATGCGGTCTGGGCTTGGATAGCGCAATCAAGGTCGTAGCACGGGTACAACGCGCCACCGATCTCTAGGCTTGACGGACGGCCAGCCATGACGATGATCGGCGAGTTAAGCACGG